AGTGGAGATGGTGACATTTACAATACTTCCGATTATAATACCATTAAGGAGAACATTCAATCTAAACTTTATTCATGAAAATTGCTCTGATAACCGATACTCATTATGGTGCTCGTAAGAGCAGTAAAACATTTCATGATTTCTTTCAAAAGTTCTATGACAATGTTTTTTTCCCAACCCTAGAGGAAAGAAACATTAAAACGGTTATCCACCTTGGAGATGCCTTTGATAGTCGTAAGACTATTGACTTTTGGGCATTAGATTGGGCAAAGAAGCACGTCTACAATAAGTTTAGAGATTTAGGAGTTAAGTTATACAACATTGTTGGTAACCATGATGCTTACTACAAAAATACCAATGATGTTAACTCTATCAATTCCTTGCTTACTGAGTATAAGAATGTAGTTAAAGTTACAGAACCAAAAGAGTATAAGGTTGGGAATACTAATATTCTTTTAGTTCCTTGGATTTGTCAGGACAATGAGCAGCAGACTTTTGAAGTTGTAAAGAGTTCTAAGGCAAAAGTTGTCATGGGGCATCTTGAGTTGAATGGATTCCAGTCTCACCGTGGTCATGTTATGGATCATGGCATGGATCCATCTTCTTTTGATAAGTTTGATCTTGTATTTTCTGGTCATTATCATACACGATCTAATGATGGAAAGATTTTCTATATTGGAAATCCCTATCAGATGTTCTGGAACGATGTAGATGATAAACGAGGATTTCATATCTTTGATACAGAAACATATGAAATGGAGTTCATTGAGAACCCATATACAATGTTTGAAAGAATCTACTATGAGGATTCTAATTACAAAACATTCAACTCCTCTTTTCTGAAAGACAAGATCGTTAAGGTTGTTGTCCGTAAAAAATCAGATCAACTCCAATTTGAAAAGTTCATTGATAAAATTATAAAAACAGGATGTGTTGATATTAAGATTGTTGAGAACTTTGCGATCAATGATGATGAGGTCAATTTATCCCAAGATGAGTGCGAAGACACATTAACCATTTTGAATAAATACATTGACGATTCGGACTTTGATCTGGATAAAGATATTGTCAAACAGTTGATGAAAGAAGTTTATCAAGAGGCTTGCGAGTTGGAATAATGTTTATACTTACAGTTGCTGGGCAAGAAGAGGAGGGTGCCTATGCAGTTCACGACGAAGACGGAGAAAAGGCACTGTACCTTTTTGAAGATGAAGATGATGCAACTAGATATGCAGGACTTTTAGAGGCAGAAGACTATCCAGAAATGTCCGTTGTGGAAGTTGATCATGAGGTTGCAATAAACACCTGTAACGTGTATAATTACCGATATGTGATTATCACATCTGACGACCTAGTGATCCCACCAAGAGATAATGATTTTATTCAAACAGATAAGATGGCGTAATTTCCTTTCCACTGGGAATCACTTTACTGAGATTGATTTTACTGAAGCACAAACGAATCTGATTGTTGGAACCAACGGAGCAGGCAAGAGTACGATTCTGGATGCTCTTACCTTTGTTCTTTTTAACAAACCATTTCGTAAAATCAATAAACCTCAACTAATTAATAGTGTGAACGAAAAAGATTGTCTAGTGGAGATTGAGTTTTCCACTGGTGCAATTGATTGGAAAGTTGTTCGTGGGATTAAACCGAACATCTTTGAAATTTATAAGAACGGATCACTTCTTGATCGTGAAGCAGCAGCAACCGATCAGCAGAAGTGGTTGGAGGAAAATGTTCTTAAACTGAATTACAAGTCTTTCACTCAGATCGTGATCCTTGGCAGTGCATCCTTTGTTCCTTTCATGCAACTGCCCGCTGCCAGTCGTCGTGAAATCATTGAGGATCTCTTGGATATTAGGATCTTCTCTTTTATGAGTAATATTCTTCGTGACCGAATTCGTAGCACGAATGAAACTGTTCGTGAACTCACCATCCGTAAGGACTTGGTAGAAGAAAAGATTGATATGCAGAAGAATTTTATTTCTGATCTGGAAGAAACTGGAAAGAAAAATATTCAAGATAAGAGAGATAAGATCAAGCAAATTGGTACGGATATTGATTCTCATCTCAAGGAAGTTGATGAGTACAATGGTGAACTGAAGGCAGTTGAAGAGAAGATGCAGGACTTTTCTGGTTCTGATACTAAACTTAAGAAACTTGGAACCCTCCGTGGCAAACTACAACAAAAAGTTGCAACCATTACCAAAGAACATAAGTTTTTTAGTGAAAATACGGTATGCCCTACCTGTACTCAAAGTATTGAGGAATCATTTCGCTTAAATAGAATTAATGATGCCGAAACTAAGGCAAAGGAACTCCAACAGGGTTTTGAAGAGTTAGAGGAGGCCATCAGACTTGAAGAGGAAAATGAAAACCAATTCAAGGTACTTTCTAGGGAGGCAACTAACTTAACGCATGAGATTTCTAAAGCAAATACTCGGATTTCAGGACTGCACACCAGAACAAGAGATCTGGAGCAGGAAATTCAAACTATTACCGAACAACTTGAAAACCGAAATTCTGAACGCCATGCATTAGAAAAGTTAATTGAAGAACTGGAGGATCTTCAAAAGACACAATCCAAACAAAAAGAAAAAAACGTTTACCACGATTTTGCACATTCTTTAATGAAGGATGGTGGAGTAAAATCCAAAATCATTAAGAGATATCTGCCTCTTATGAATCAGCAGATCAACAAATATCTTCAATTGATGGACTTCTATATTAACTTCTCTCTGGATGAAGAATTCAAAGAGACGGTGAAGTCCCCAATTCATGAAGATTTTAGTTATGAGTCATTCAGCGAAGGGGAGAAGATGAGGATTGACCTTTCTCTCCTCTTCACCTGGAGGGAGATTGCAAAGATGAAAAATTCTGCAAGTACTAATCTCTTAATTCTTGATGAGATCTTTGATAGTTCACTTGATGGATTCGGAACAGATTATTTTACAAAGATCATTAAGTATGTTGTAACTGATGCGAATGTTTTTGTGATTTCACATAAGACTGATGATCTTATGGATAAGTTTGATAACATCGTTAGATTTGATAAGGTCAAAGGTTTCAGTAAAAAGGTTTCTTGAAATAAATAAAAGTAAAAAGTTCAATGAAGACTTTTAGTAAATTTATTGAAGAGAGTGGTTCTCCATATCAAGAGTATAAAGGAAAACCACAACCAAAACCATCTGCTCCCCCTGAAGGTTGGGAAGAGTTCAAAAAGAAGTACCTTCATGGTAAAATGAGTGAGAAGAAAAAACCAGAGCAATGAACACTCCAAACTGGCAACACCACTCCAAGAAGGAGCAGAAGCGGAAACTGAAACCGCAAGCACTCCGACAAGCAAAGGCACGTCGCCAAGCACTCAAGAAGCGTCTCAATCAACGAGACGCTTCTTTTTTATAAATACCTAAAAAGTCAAGAAAATGGATTTAAAGAAATTTAGGGGATTTATTGAAGCATATGCTTCAATCTATGTACCAATTAGCGAATCCCACTTTAAGGTTGGTGATGAAGTCACCTGCAAAGAAAGTGGAATGGAAGGTGAAGTTGTAAAGGTTGATCCAGAAGGAAAGGGGAAGTATTATACTGTCAAGCGTGAAGATGGTAAGACAGTAAAGTATGCTCCTGATGAATTGGAAAAGGAAAGCGAAGAAGAGGAAGGAGCAAGTAAAGAGAAGGAGACTGAGTTTCATTCAAAGTTAGATACGATGGTGCATAAGACCTTCGGCAAGAGAGAAGGGGAGAAGTAAACCACTTTTCAAACTGGCACACTGGGGGGGTCTTCGGACCTCCTTTTTTTGTATAATAGGTCCATACGCAACAGAGCAATGACCGTTCGCCACGAAATCAAGTCCCAACTTGCCAAACTCCTTGCTACTGAGGACCTGGTGGTTGAGCACAAGAAAGTGGAAACTGCTTGTTTCAATGTCCACACTCGTGTGCTGACTCTTCCTATGTGGGAGAAGGCAAGTAACACCATGTATGATCTTCTGGTCGGACATGAAGTTGGACATGCTCTCTACACTCCAGATGAGGATTGGTTGGAGACTCATAAGATTCCACCTCAGTTCGTGAATGTGGTTGAGGATGCTCGTATTGAGAAACTGATGAAGCGTCGTTATGCTGGACTTGCTAAGACGTTCTATAGCGGTTACAAGGAGTTGTCTGAGGAAGACTTCTTTCAACTTGAAAATGAAGATATTGATACCTTCAATCTTGCTGACCGTGCTAACTTGTGGTTCAAGATTGGTAACTTTGTAGATATTCCCGTTGAGCGTGGTGAAGAAACGGAAATCATCAATATGATTGCTGATACCGAAACCTTTGCTGATGTTTTGATTGCTGCAGAAGCACTCTACAAGTTCTGTAAGCAAAAGCAAGAAGAGGAAATGAAGACTCCTATGGATTCTTTGGAGTCTCAGACTTCTGGTTCTAATCAAGGTGCTTCTGACTTCTCTGATCAACCTGAAGGTGAGAATGAGGGTGAACAGGAGCAACCTAGTGAAACTGAGTCTTATGGTGGCACTGCTGAGCAGGAGAAACAACCCACTTCTATGGGTGGTCAAACCAATGAAGAACCCGAAGTGAAAACTATGGAATCGCTTGAGGAAGCACTCAAGGACTTGGTTGATCACAATGGTATTGAAAATGTTTATTTGGAACTTCCCAAACTTGACCTGAATAAAATTATTGTTCCTAACTCCGAAATCCACGACAAGTGTAAGGAATACTGGGGTTCTTGGATGGAAGAACAGGGATATACTACTGAAGAAATCTTTGGTGAAGTTGATAAGAAGTTTCTGGAGTTCAAGCGTTCTGCACAGAAAGAAGTAAACTATCTGGTCAAAGAGTTTGAGTGTAAGAAAGCAGCAGACTCCTATGCACGTGCTACCACTGCTCGCACTGGTGTGCTGGATTGTTCTAAACTTCACACATACAAGTACAACGAAGACCTCTTTAAGAAGGTCACCACTCTTGCTGATGGTAAGAATCACGGTCTGGTGTTTATCCTTGACTGGTCTGGTTCTATGGGTGATGTGATGGCTGATACTGTCAAGCAACTCTTTAACCTTGTTTGGTTCTGTAAGAAAGTTGCTATTCCTTTTGAGGTTTATGCTTTCACCAGTGATTATCCTCTGGTTTCTTATGATGAGGAGAATAAGGCAACCATTCGTGAACTTGCCTATACCAAGAAGGATGGTTTGGTTCAAGTCGGTGAGTGGTTCTCTCTCATGAATATGCTCACCAGCAAAACTAATGGTAAGACATTGGAAGAACAGATGAAGAACATCTTCCGTCTTGCTACTGCTTTCCGCTACAACTGCTATACCCGATATCAAATTCCTTATGGTCTGAGTCTCTCTGGAACTCCTCTGAATGAAACTCTCGCTGCCCTTCATCAGATTCTTCCTAAGTTTCAGAAGGAAAACAAACTCCAGAAAGTTCAGTGTGTCATCTTGACCGATGGTGAAGCAGCAATGCCTAAGTATCACCGCGAAGTCCAGCGTCGTTGGGAGGAAGAACCTTTTATGGGAACTGCTTATATTGGACCTAACTCTTTCCTCCGTGACCGTAAGACTGGTATGACTTATTCTCTTGACTGTGAGTGGTATGAGTTTACTGATATTATGCTTCGTAATCTGCGTGACAAGTTTAAGGATATCAACTTCATTGGTATTCGTGTGCTTGAGTCCCGTGATGCTGGTAGTTTTATCCGTCGCT